CTTTAGATCCAAGACTTGCTGGCGGTTGTAGATATGGTCCTGAAAAATATATTCGCAATCCCCAAGGCGGGTCGCGTTGGCATCTGGGTAAGCATTCCAAACCGAAACATCTTCATAAAATGGACGCAGCTCTGTGGATTCAGTTTTCTGCAACTTCCAGCTACCGTCTTCGGTAACGGCGTATGCTTCACGAAATTCTTCACGGACCAGCGGCCCCTTCAAAATTCCTGTACCGTACTTAAGCTTCTGTTCTGCCACGGACTTACACACCGAGCGGTATGATTTGCGACCGGAGCCGCCCACCAGCTGGTCGGAGATCTCTTCGCACATGGCGGAACAGGAATCCTTAGCCTTTTTATCCAGCAGCTTTTCAAGCTGTTCCGTGGAAAGCTCCGCACCCTGCATGGCGGCCTGCTGCTGGTAATGAGCGACAACCGAAGGATGCAGCTCCGGTCTGGGCGAAGGCTTGAGATCCCAATTGCGTTCATCGGAAGCAGGAAAAAGGAAATCCATAACCTGAGTAAGCACAGTATTCAGCTTAACCCGAGTAGCCGGCACGTACATCTTGGAACGCTTGATCTTCTTGAGATCGTCCTGCTCATATTCGCTTTTGGTCTGCAAATAGTCCTTCATCCATTCTTCTTCCTTGGAAGAACGGGCAGACTCCGCTTCACTGAAAAGCGTCTTTATGAAAACACCGAGATCCTGACTCATGCTGCCGCCTTCGCAGCATTGCGCGGTCTGGATGAAAACCACCAGCCAACAGCAGCACTGGACATGAAAACTGTATTGGTCACGATATAGCGGACCATTTCATTGGCTGTGTTCGGATCAACCAGCACATTGTTATCGGAAAGATAGCCAGTGAAATGCTGATAGGTGGACCAAGTTACCCAGCACAGAAAAGCTGTCATAGTAGGCCGGGTAATGCCACGCACAAAATCTGCCACCACAAGCAGGAAATCTGCCCAAGTGGCCTCTCTGCCTCGTGAATAAGTAGCCACGTCATGCGCCAGCGAAGCCTGATAATTCTGGCCGTCAATGATCGTTTCAGTCATGGCCCGGTCTTCGCGGGCCTGCTGAACCTTCACATCACCTTCAGCGCGTAGCCTTTCAATTTCCTTGTCGGCCATGACCATTTCCTGCTGGTGCATCAGGGCCAAAGTCTTGCGCTTCTGCCATTCGCTGATCCAGCTGGAAATTCCACCGAAGACGTTCTGAAAAATAGTAGCCACGCCCCCGGTCCCGATACCGAGCAATGAGGAACCGATAATATCAAACATCGAAGCATCAGCCATGATGCGCCTCCCTGATGTCGAGCAAAAGATTGCGGCCCAGTGTGGCCTTTAGAAATTTGCGGAAAGTTCGTTTTGAATTGCCCACGGCAAGCTGTCCCCAGATCTCGCAGACGCAGGAACCGAGCAGGACGCAACCGAGGGAATGGGATTTGAAACCAAGGGATTTATCGCCGGCCACGTTGCCCCAGTGAATCTGAACGGCTGAGCGATCAGGCACATCTTTGAATTGATAAACAAAGCTGTTCCAGTGATTGGACCAGCGGGGAAAGAGAAGATAGGTGTCCACCGGAACGCAGGAAATATCAGTCTGGTTCTCGCGCCACGGGAGTTCCATGGAATAGCTCTGGTACTGGACTTCGGAAATGGTCAGCACACCGATAGTTCCCTGATCGGTATATGGACGGCGCAGGAGTGTGGCTTCAAGAGGTGGAAGTTTGCGCATCACTTAACCACCGCATTGAAATGCCGCACAACAGCTGCACCGAGAAAGAGGATTAACGCTGTAGCACTCAGCTTAAACGCCAGCATCCAAAAGGTATTGCGCCCTTTCACCACACATCCCATGACCTTATGGTGCTCACGCATACGCTCAATACCCTTGGCGTGTTCTCCATCACCAAGATCTTTGACCATGCCCATCAAATGACTGACTTCTTTAACTGCTTCCGGCTCCAGCTTGCAAACACCGTTACCGGTATTCTGCAAGCCGATAGCTATGCCTTCAGCAACAGCAGCAGTAATTTCTTTCCGAAGTTCCGGATCAAGAACAGAATCACCCACAACAAACTCCCTAAGGGGGTGTCCATACCTAGCCGACAGGCACGGACACCCAGCGAGGTTATAAAGGCAAAAACAAAGCCTCCATACTTACGGGATTCTGTAACACGGGGTTTTGGGGTGAGGACGTGAGAGATCGCCACAGATCAGCAGAGATCAGTGGGGAGGGGGTTGACAGGGTTTTAAAGAGGGGTTGTTGTCTGCGGTATAATTGGATAAAGAAATGAAGATAAAATATTATTCCAAGGATATAAATAATGGAAACTAAAGACTGGATAATCTTAAGCATCACAATATTAATCCCAACTTTCATTTATCTCTATCACAAACTCCCAAGAACATACTATTTCTTTTACAACTATTCTGGCCTGAGAGCAATTTTTGAAAAACTACATCCACCAACTGAACAAAAAGAAAACTTTCGCAAACCGAGCACATTCATATTATGGACGATAAGCATTTACGTAGCAATATTCAGCATAGCATCAGCCAGATATGACCGAGCTGTAAACTTATATGAAATGCAAATTGCTGCATGGCAAACTCAGATGTCTACTAGTTTTAGAGCTCAAGCTTGTGCAAACCTGACTAGCATTCAAAAAAACAAAGTCCCACCTAAAGCAGAAATATTACTTTTTTGGGACACGATAATGTCTCTCTTTGTACAAGGTAAATATAAAGAAGGTGAAAATACGATCATTCAAACACTACAGGCATACAAAAAGGGGCTTTCTAATGCTCAGTTTAAGAGTATTAAATTACCAAATATAGATTTGAACAACGCCAATTTAAATAGTTGCGTCATTGATAATGTTCACTTGCAAAATTCAAATTTATACAAAGCAAACTTAAAAAATAGTAAAATTGACAATGTTGACTTTAGCAATGCATATTTAACCTGCACAGACTTCAGCAAAAGCGAAATATACAATACAGAATTTAAAAAAACAAGCATACACATAGCAACATTAACAAGCACAAATATTTATAATTCTTCATTAAACAACTTACATATTGACTCAACAAATTTTAATAATTCCTCGATATCCAAATCAAGTTTCTCAAACTCACACATAAAAACGTGTAACTTCAGTGACTCAGTTTTAACTGGCACCTCTTTTTACAATTCCACACTTGAAGATACAATGTTCTTCAACACAATTGCAATACACTCAGACTTTAAAAACACAAATTTTATCTCACCAATGTTGGACAATGCAACAATTATATTTTCAGACATGCGCAATGCGACATTCACAGAAACTTATACTGGCTCTACTAATAATACAGAAAACATGGTTAATAGTTTACTATATGCGCATGAATTGACTGCAACCAAACTCCCAGCACCAGTTGAAACAATTCTCAGAAGACTAAAACCAGAACTATTCAAAGATCCACAGCAATCCTTTAAAACAAAACTTGAACATCTATGGTCTGATGTCAAAACTTATGCACCAGAACTTGACATCCCTCCTCTCCCTTGGGCCTATCATTACCCCACTCCCAAAGCCCAGCCTTCTGCGCCAGACGCGGACGGTGCATTGTGATTTCAAAAACAATCAGATAAACATATTTTTCATGGAAGCATACATCACATCCCACATAGGAATCATAATCCTGATCCTGATCTGGAACTCACCAAGACCATTTTACTGTCTATACCACTACTCAGGGGTACGTCTTGTTGTTGAAAAAATATTCCCACCCAGCAATGCTGTGCTGAATGCAGACGAGTATGTGAAACCTAGTAGCTTTGTACCGTGGGCTATCAGTGTCTATTTTATAATATTTGGGATTGCTTCAAATAGGTATGAGCGAGCTACTAGCTCCTACGAAATGCAAATAGCTACATTTCAAACACAGATGGCTACAGGATATAGACATATAGCGTGCGCTAATCTACACAATATCCAAGAGAATAAAGTTCCACACAACACAGATTTACTACGATTCTGGCACACATTTTACTCTCTTTTTTATAACGAGCACTACAAGACTGGACAACGTATGCTCGTTAGCACAATCGAAACATACAAAAACACTCTAAGAGAATGCAATCTATCCTTAGCGAACCTTTCAGGAGCAGACCTTTTTAAAGCCGACCTTGAATCGGCGAACCTCACTGGGGCCAATCTTGTAGGAACCTTCCTTGCAAACGCCTTCCTTTCAAGAGTCAACCTTTCAAGGGCCGACCTTTCAGGGGCCCTCATTTCAGGGGCAGACTTTTCTAGAGCTCGTCTCTTGGAAGCCAATCTTTCAAGAGCCTATCTTGTAGATGCCTTCTTTGAAAATGCCGATCTTTCAAGGGCTGATCTTTCAGGGGGCAACCTTTTAGAAACTTACTTTCGTAGAGCGAACCTTACTGGAGCGGACCTTACTGGAGCGGACCTTACTGGAGCGAAACTTACTGGAGCGGACCTTACTGGAGCGAAACTTACTGGAGCGAAACTTACTGGAGCGGACTTTACAAGGACAAAACTCAAAAATGTTAATCTCGCTGACTCTAAAAATCTTTACAAAGCCAAAATTCCAGCCAGAATAGAAAAAGAACTCAGAAAAACCCACCCTCATTTATTCATAAAACCAGATTGGTACCACGAAAAATTCTGGAAGTACGAAGCACCCTATGAAAACTAGCACCCAACCTCCCCACCAGCATACTCCTTAACCCACTCCCAAAGCTCAGCCTTCTCCGCTGTGTACTTCCCCTCAACACGGCGGATAGGGCAACCTTCCTTCTGCGCCCAAGCGCGGACGGTGTTGCGCCCTACTCCGAAAATCCTTCCGATGTTCTCTAAACCCGTAACAATCTCAACAGGCCGCACCACCATATCAATACCCCCCTGCTGAATTGGTAAGCCCGGATGGACGCACAGAATCCACAAATCCCGCCCCAGCACTTTCCAGATCCAGCCCGGCCAGCGCATAGAGCATAGAAGCCACTACCGGATATTCCTCCAGCTTGCGGCCCAGATCATCACGCCCGAGGGTGTTGTACTCCAGCACGGCCTGTGATTCCCCGAAATAGAGGGTCTTGATATTCCGGGTCCGTCGATCCACCAAGCGGTCATAATCGCGGAAAGTGCGGCTACCGTTCATAGCCGGAGGCGAAGCCAGATCCAAGGTCGGTACGCGCAGCCTATGCCGCCGATCGTTGAACATATGCACCAGCCGCGTAGCAGCATGAGTCAACGGAGTACGCCAGATATCCACTTTAAGCGCATCCTGCAAAGCCGCCATTTCGCGGCAGAGGGTTTCGGTGTCTTCATCCATAAATTCCACCACCACATCCACCCGGTGCTGGTCAGTTCCATGAACGGGATCCTTGTGCTCTGCCAACACGGTGATCCCTCCCGGCCTTACGTCATACGTCCATGCCACGCCGCCTGACACCCTACGGTACACAATGCCGGTCACCGGGTCTTTCAGGCTGCGCTGCCCGGTCATGGGCGAGGTCACAACTTTCAGTTTTTCAATCAGTCTCATAATTCACCCCTAAGACATGTCGCGGCCTTCAGTTAAGCCGCCCCTTCTGAGAAAATATTCCAAGGCCTGCGTCATCACATCCACCTGATCCTTGTATTTGGAGCCGGGAAAGTGCTCTACCTCATCCAGAAAGACATCCAGCCACTCAGCGGACTCTGGCAACCAGACATTGCCGCCCTCGATCGTATCGGCTACCGCATTGGCCCTGTTTTCCTTATCGCCCCCGGTCACTGCCCAAGGCACGACCGGGAGCTTGGTTTCGTCCTGCAAATCCTGAATAACGCTGATCCCGCTGGACTTGTCCTCAATTACGATCGCGGAGGCCTTGTGAATCGCGTACCGCCTTTTAATTGTGCGCTTCAGCTCCGGGTACTCCATCTTCTTACGGATCAGATCCAGCAGGTAGTAGCCGTTGTAGGCCTCGCCCCAGAGCTGCCCTACCGAATAAGCGGCATTGGCATTCTTCTTCTGGGCCGTATCCCAGTGCTCGACAATGCGGTTAAACTTGGGAAGCTTGGTATACCGCTTGAACCAGTCCACCTGAAAGATTGCCCCGCCCTTTGGAACCGGACGCTGCTGGAGCTGCCCTGCGGCCTCAGTAGGTGAAGAGAAAGAATTTTCAATATGAGTCAGGGTTTCCTCGTCAAAACGTTCCGGCCAGAGCAGCTGCCCTTCCTCTTCACGGGGATCTTCGAAACCCAGTACCGTATGGAACTTGTTACCCTCGTACCGTGCCGGCAAGCAGAGATGGGTATAACCGCCCTTCTCCAGAATATGGCCGCTCAGATCCTGCTGGTGGCCGCGCTGCATAACAACTACGAAAGCCCCGGTCTTGGGATCATTGAGACGGGTCTGCATGGTGTTGTCCCACCAATCCAGTACTTCCTTACGCTTGGCATCAGAATTGACCTCGGACATGTTGTGGGGGTCATCAGCTACTATGCGGTCCCCGCCTTCACCTGTCGCCCTGCCGCCGACAGATGAGGAAAAGCGGAAGCCCCCGGCCTTGTTTTCAAACTTGTCCTTGGCGTTCTGGTCCCGCTTGAGCTGCACATGAGGCCATGCTTCCTGATACCAGGGCGAAGTCACGATCTCACGGGTCTTCATATTGTCTCGCGTTGAAAGCATGGCCGAATAGGAGCTGAAGAAAAATTGAATCCACGGATTGAAGGTCCATTCCCAAGCCGGCCAGCAGACTGACACGGACAGCGACTTCATGTGGCGAGGCGGCATATTGATCAGCAGCCTTGAAATCTCCCCGGTACTGACCGCCTCCAGATGCTCCACAATGGCCCCGATATGCCAGCCGTCAATAAAGGTCCGCCCCGGCTCGATAACGTGCCATGCATTGCGGATGAACTCTTTCAGCGGCATATCAGGCTTCCCAGTACCGATGTACTGAGATTCGGCCTGTGGAACCTGCTCCTTCAAATTCATGAGCAGATTCCCCATCAAGCCTTTTGCTTTCAACGATTTACTCATAATGCATTCATGTACACATCCTTGATTTCCTCAGGCTGGACGCACAGGTAATCAAGGGTCTGCTTCTGGCTGGAGTGATTAAAAATTTCCATCAAGGTCGGGATATCCACACCGAATGTTACCCGCTGGTGATAGCCGAATGTTTTCCGCAACGTATGAGAGCCGTATTGCCCCTTCAAATTGATTTTCTCGCACCACTTCTTGACCAGCTTGTTGACGTAGTTCGGAGCCATATGGCCGCCGTTCCTGCCCGTAAAAAGGAAAATCCGTTCCTCGTCCCGGCACTGCACCGCCCAAGGACGCACAGCCTTGATGACAGTCTCATTCAGGGTGATCCGGCGACCCTTGGCTGTCTTCTGCTCTTCAAGCACCAGCTCGTCACCGGCTTTGGCATGGATGAACTGTTCGGCCTCAATCTGGACCAGATCAATGGCGCGGAGATTGGTGTTGATCCCCAGAACGAACAAAGCCAGATCGCGCGGATTGTCTTCAAGCAGCTTTTTCAGATTCGCAATGTCCTTCAGCGAAGTGATCGGATCAACCTTAAGCTTGCTTCCCTTTTCGGGATGATTCGGATTCTTTTTTTCCATTTCCGGCTCCTTTTATTAAAGTCTAAGTTTTAATCATATTTTCATAAAACCAACACTTTAACAAGAGTCTTTTCTAACTAATTTTCAGCAAAATTCGAATAAACAGCTGAAATTTAAAGCATAAACACCATTTTCAGCACTCTAACTTTAATGTAAAAGTTAGACTTTTCGAGTTTGCAAAAAATTAAAAGTTAGACTTTTCCGAACCGCCGATTCCGAAATCCAAAGCCGACCGAGCCGCATTAATTTCAGTTAGCCGGCTGACAATTCGCTGCTGAACTTCAGGTGCTGCGTTTTGAATCTCCTCCAAAACGATGGATTGAAATTCCTCAACCTTCTTGAGCGAGTAAATCTCGCTTTGCATCTTGAAGACGAATTCGAGCTGCTTACGAAGTTCAGCCTGCAACTGGATCAAGAAGCCGCCGAGATCGCGTTTCTGGCCCGCCAGCCGCCGCAATTTTGATTGACTGTCCCGGTACTCCTGCGAAGCCGGATCGCCATGAAGGACAACGTGAACCATCTCCAGCAACTCGCGGCATTGTTTCCCCAGAGCTTCGAGCTGATCAGCCAGTGAAAGCTTGGCATCAATCATCTTCGGAGCCGAGAACAATGCAACATCCTTGGAAACAGCAAGATCAATACGCTTTTTAGCCTTGGAAACAGCTGCTTGAGATACATCAAAGAAATCAGCAGATACACTTTGTTTCCATCCAAGCTCAACTAACTGCTTAATTAACATCTCTTGGTCAATCTTTCCACTCTTATACGAAGGATGTTTCTGCAACTCTTCATGCATAACAATCAACTCACACTGTTATATTTTCACACTGCATTAACTTTATAACTTCAAAACTTAATTTCAACGTGGTTAAAATTAACCTCCGCTTAACCTGCACCAGCAGCAATACGTTCTTCATATTCTGCTTCACTCATTCCCTGCCCGGAATTGGAAGTTAACTCGTTCACTTCCATCTCTTCCCGACTCTGAAACCCACTGCCCAAAACCTTGGAGATGTTATCCGGCTTCACCAGCCATGGAAGACTTGCTTTCCATTCCGGATTCACTTCTCCCATCAGGTAGGGGTAATCCTTCACCAGCCCAAAATACCAACGCCACCACAAGATCCCTTTCTCCGGTGGTCCACCCTCGCACCTGCATTTCCTGACTTTCCTCATCAGGGAATCGGTAACAGCTTCCGGCTTCGGCAAGTCGGGCAGAATTTCGCAAAAGGCCTCCACCAACTCTTCCCCCTCTGGGGGACTACAGGGGGTATTTACGTAGTGAGTAGGAGAAGGAGAAGGGGCATTGCTAAAATCGACGTCGGGCATATTTTTAGGATTGCCATTTTCATGCTCCTGCATTGCTTGGGCATCAGGCTTATCTTCAGACTGGTCCGAGCTTTTCTTTTTATCCTTATCATCCTGTTTTTTATCCTTTTTCCAACGCGCAGCAGCGGCTTTCTTGGCCTTCTCCGACCGCGCCCGAGCTTCAGCGGCCCAAGGCTGCATATCGTCCCACTCACAAATAAAGAAACGGTCTTTATCTTTACCTATTATTTCAAGGTCTAACAGCATCTGAACATAATCAGTGCGGTCCAGCTGAACCTTACAGGCGAACAACAGGTCCTCCTCGTCAAAGTTCTTAGGAAAGTAACCGGAATCACTGGGGTAATGCTTTGCGCAGTAACACATAAGAAAGATCAACCCCAACGCTCCCTCGGCCCCGAACTTTCTCATTATCTTCTGGGTCCGAAAGTCCTCGGCAAACTCAACATCAAGCCGGATGTCAGATACATTTTTAACTCGACCAGCCACACCGCACTCCTTAAAAATTTTTCAGCTTTGCGGATTTATTGCATTGGCAATACTCAAGCATTACCCAAGCAAATTTTCATTCATAACATGTTTAAAAGGTTCAAAAAAAACAGGGCATGCCCTGAAAAATTTTCGGCGACGCCCCGGAAATCACAAAAATTCCGGACCTGCCCGACTTATGCACTAGCTATGCGTGAGCAATGCTAGTGCGTTACGTGGTTAATTCTTGACAATTTGCTTCCTCTTATAGAACAACCTCATAATTATTATTTTTCAAATTTGAGGTTGGCTATGAATAAAGATGAGATGATTGAGCTCCTTAAGACTGATGTTAAAGCATGGAACGAATTTCGCTCAAAACATCCACACGAACCAATAAATCTTGACTTTGCAAACTTACAACAACTCGACTTAAGACATGCCAACTTTTTTAGGGCAAATCTCTGCGGGGCAGAACTCCAAGCAACTCACCTGCAAGAAGCCAATCTCCACGAAGCCATCCTTCACGGAGCTTTTCTACAAAAGGCAAATTTAAGCGGGGCCGATTTAGAACGAGCTGATTTACAAAAAGCAAACCTTCAATACACAATTTTAAGAAACACAATAATGGACCGTGCATTCCTCAGCTTTTCTAATCTGAGAGGCGCAGACCTTGGTGGCTCAAGCCTAATTGACACGACACTCGACGGAACCAATCTTCAGGAAGCACAATTACAAAACACTGTGTTTTACAGAGCTGACATAAGCCATTCAGACTTCCGCAGTTCAAAACTTAAATTTGTTAATTTTAAAGATGCAATCATATCTGCAACAGATTTCTCTGGTGCTTACTTTGAGCAAACATTATTTAGCTCAAGAAATCAGCTAAACAATTTAACGAACCAATTAAACGAAAAACAAATTTCGAACTGCATATTTCAGGACGAACGGAATTTTTATAAAAAACAAGCTACTAAAAAAAACAAAAAAACGGAGTCTACACATCAGCACAGTACAAATTTGCTAAAAATTCATTTCAAAGATCATACACCGTGGACTCCTCGAGACCTCTCTCTCTTTTTAGGAGCACTGCACCTCAGCTACTCCAACGTTTTTTTCTTACTTAATACGGAAGAAGCCAACTTAGACCGAATTAAATTTGTTTTAAAAAACAACGCATATAATCCCCCTCTTGAATATGAAATCTCTGTTAGATACATAAATATTGGTTCCTTAGAAGTAATCATCGGCCTACTAGATAAAGCCTCCAGCTCAAACTTAAGTAAAGTTCTTGCTTCGCTACTTGTTGTAGGCCAGCTTATGAGTCCAGTATCAGAAGCTGTTAATAACTTTGCAGAAGCAGCTTTAAAAAATGAACAAAGGCTTCACCTGAAAACAGCACGCGAAAATGGTCTGGCCATTATCCCCAAAGGTCATATTGCTATTAAACAAGCCCAAAATAACAATCGCCAAGCTGAATTGAACCAGATTCAAAAACATCTAAAAAACAATTCCAATGTAACTAGAATTATCAACAAAATGAACATCGCCAATTCCACAGTAGCGACAAATCCAGATTTGTTTATCACTGCAACAGCACCGCTAGCGCGAGCTCAACTTGAACTGGCCAAGAGCTACAAAACAGATCCTGAAATAACTCTGCCTGATGTAGACAATCTCCAGAATAATGAAGAGCCAAAACAATAGTACACTTACACCCGATCAATCCGAATCTCCTGATCATGCTCAACGTCCTTTGGACAAACACAGAGATGATCACACATAGGACAACGCACCCTGTCCCCAATCTGGCGCACTCTTACGCACTTGCCTGATCGGGGACATTTTTCCACGCCTTCAACTTTGAACCGCCAGGGAGATAAATTGGACTGCTCGTTGGTCGAATGCCGCAGGAACGGTTGCTTCACTTCCATATTCATGACTGCACCTCCCCCCGGCTTGACCAGACAACATCCGTATCCAACACAACCACCAGCTCTCCATCTGAGATCTGATCGCATTGAAGCTTCGAAGCCCGTTCAATGGCCCGGATCAATGCATCTTCCCGGCAGGCCTCAAGACAAGGATCATCCACAAGATCAATGTCGGCGACAAACTCCCCTTTATGGCGGAACCTCAGTACCGCGACATGCTTCCTTATGGTCATTTCCTTTCCTCCTTCCCTGCTTTCAGATCTCCTTCCGCAATCCGCTTCACAGATTCAACCCCGGCATCGATGCCGGCCAGACACTCATCAACCGTGCATGAAGCACCGCTAATCAGGGCCAACAGAAAATTTCTGGTAACGGACTCAACTTTAACCGTTGCTTCCACAGACTCAGCCATAACAATCCTCCTTAAGCCGGCATAAAATCCAGCCAGCTCCAATCCTTTTCGTTGTCATTGAGGAACTGCAACCGCCTGCGTCGGTACATTGTTTCGAGGCTACCTGTATTTGAGTTCCTGCTTTTGGCCACATCCAAAGTCACTTCCACCAGATCATCCGTTGTCTTGGGATTCCATGGCCGGATAAAAACAACCTGATCAGCATCCTGCTCAATTGCTCCGGACTCACGCAGATCCGAAAGAAGCGGAATCTTACTTTTACGGTTCTCGACTTCGCGGTTGAGCTGGGCCAGCACTAGAAGAGTGATGCCGCACTCGGTGGCGGTTTCTTTCATGAGCCTTGAAATCTCAGCAACTTCCCTTTCGCGGGACCCGCCACGGGAATCAGGACGCACGAGCTGAATGTAGTCCACCACCGCGAAACGCAAACCGAATTCCCGCTTCCAACGCCGGCACTGCGCGCGCAGCTCTGAAGCGGAAAGCGAAGGCCTGTCCCAGATCCGCAACCACGGGTCTGTACCTTCAAAATATTGGGCAAAGTCATAGATGTTCTGCCAGTCTCCCTCGGAAAACTTCCCGTCACGGAAACGCATGGAGTTGATCCCATGAGTAGACGCAAGAAAACGATTCACCAGCAGATAACGCATCATTTCCAGGGAAAAGATCCCCACTGGAACCTGACGAACTATGGAATGAAGGGCAAAATTGAGTGCAAGAGCGGTCTTGCCGTTGGAAGGACGTCCGGCAAGAATGACAATCTCGCCGGGGAGAAAACCGCCGGTGATACTGTTGAGCTTGTAAAGGTGGGTTTTGATGCCGTCCCCGCCGCGCTTTTCAAGACCCTCAAGATACTTCACATATTCCTTGATGATCTCGGACGGCTTCTGTGAGCCGACATCGACCCGGTCCTCGAGGACTGAATCAACAACCTCCTGCGCAGTTGCGGCAAATTCGGAAGGGTCCGCTTCAGCGGTATAGGCATGCTCGATAAGCTGCTGCCCCAGATTGGCCATAGCCCTGCGCCGTGCATAGCCCTGTAGATCCATAGCCCAGCTCTTTGCATGACGGACCGGCTGAATATCATTGGCCAGCTCAGCGAGGAACACAGCACCGCCACACGATTCAGAACGACCGTTCTTCATAAGCCGGTCATTGAGCGAGACGATATCGATAGGAACCTGCTCACGATGCAAGGCAAGAACTGTCTGCCAGATATTCTGGTGAACGGGAGAATAAAAATGATCAGGAGTCTTGAGAATGGGAAGCAAATCATCAACGTTGCGACCGTTATCCCGGATCACAGCACTGAGAACAGCCCTTTCAAGCTCCATATTATTGGGAGGTGCGGACATATTCAT